ACTTCACAACAACAGTAATGCAGGGCTTGCTTCTAGCAATGCCACGCAAGTATCGTGCACTTAAGGCAAACCTTAAGTTCTACGCAGGTACAGATGCTTTCGCAGGAATCGTTCGTAATAACGGTACACTTGCAGATGCTATCTCATCAGCGTTCTCAGATCGTATTGGTAGCACAGCAGCAAACCGTCAAGAATTTCTTGATGGAACTGCACAAACACTTGGTAACTCACGTACAACTCGTGTACTAGGTGTAGATGTTCTTGAAGTTCCTTACTACCCTGCAGGTTATGTCGACTTGACATTCCCTCAGAACCGTGTATGGGGTTTCCAGCGTGATATCACAGTAAATCGTGAGTACGTTGCAAAGAAGGACACAATCGAATACACAGTATTCGTACGTTTTGGTCTTGCATGGGAAGAACTAGATGCAGTCGCTTATGTCGACTCAGATAGTGCTGATTCCTAATCTTTAACCAATAAGTTATAGGGAGGGTAGCGTAAAAACTACCCTCCTTATTCTTATTCTGGTATAATTACAAATGAGCATAGGAGAAATATGAAACTAACAATGGAGCAGTTGTCAAAAAAAACTGTAATGGAGTTAAAATCCTATGGTAAAAAAAATGGCATTGATTTATTTGGAGCCAATACAAAACTTGAAATTTTAGAAACTATTGCAAGTTTCTTTCCACCAACATTAGTTGAACCTGAAATTAAAAAGGAAGATCCAAAAGAAACAGTAGCCATCTACTCTCAAAAGAACCTACATATGGATAATCTAAAGCCAATTGCTGTAGGATATAATATTGTTACAAAGGAGGCATCGGAAAAGTGGCTTACCCACAGGTTAGTTAGAACTGTAACTCCTGAAGAATTAGCCTCACACTACGGTAAATAAACATGAATATTTTAAGACTACCCCCATATCCATTATCAGTTACCTATACGGTTCCAGATGCTGAAGCAGACTACATCCTAGTTATAGAAGATGTTGCAGACCTTACAGAGATAGAAGAATTTGTTACATCAAGCGTTAACTCAATAATCACCTACTCTCTTACAGGAGAATTTGTTAAATATGATAAATCTTATTCAGTAAGCGTGTACGAAGATATTGATGGAGAGCGTGGAGATATTGTTGTTGAAGACAATATGGAAATTGCTAGACCATACGTAAACCCAACATTGTTAGCAACTTCTGGTACAGCAACAGACATTGCAGCCTACATAGGGTATGAAAGGTTAGCCAGACTTATTATTGATTCAATTACTGGTGGTTTTTATTACAACAGAACTTATTTAGAAGTTGTTGGACAGGGAACAGATTATGTCCCGCTTTGGAAAAAAACACACAAGATTTTAAAAGCATACGAAAATGCAGAGTTAGTATATGACTTAAGCGATACAGTCAATGGACCAGCATTAAAATCCTATACTTATATTATTACAAAAGATAAATCAGCAATTACAAAAGATCCTGTAGAAACAATAGATGCTTTAAATCGTGCTGAAAGACGTTATCCAAATATTCCAGTTGCACCATCAGACTCTATTAGTATTTTTGATACAGAAGATAGTGGTAACGTAGCAACCATCGTCCCAGCAGCAGGATTTCCAGAAGGAATAGACTGTATATTTTTATTAGAGACGGGACATAAGGTAGTTCCAATTGATATTCAAGATGCTACTAAAATGCTAATTGAAGATATTAAGTGTGGAAAATTAGACTATTACAAGAGATACATAAAGAACTACAGCACAGATCAATTTAAAATTGAGTATGATAAGCGCATTGTAGACGGTACTGGTAACCTGCTTGTTGATAAAATATTAGATAAATATGTAGAAACGATTATCCGTCCAGGGGTATTATAGTGGAATGCTGTCCAGAAACAGATTTCATCTACCCAATGAAGGCTGATATTTACTATCCAATTATTAAACAAACTCAATATGGTCAGGCTACAAAAGACTGGGTATTTGATAGAACCATTATATGCAATGCTACAAGCGTTGGTGGAGCGGGTACAGAAAACATTAAGCCAGAAACATTCTTACAATATGAAAATAAACTTATTGCAAGAACCAAGAGTGATCCAAGAGTATCCTCTAACAGTGCTGAGAACGCTATAACAAATATTCTAGTAACCAATATTCGTAATGCTTATGATGAGCCTATATACAAAGAAACAGCAGGTCCAAGATCTGGCAGAGGAACAATCTACGAGATGGCAACAGTAGAACCATTTACTGGACCATTTGGCAATACTGAATACTTTAAGATGCTCTGGCGCAGGACAGAAAATCAAACAGTAGGTGACTAATGAGAGTAACCACTAATTTAAAAAAGTTTGAATCACAGATGAACAATATTGTTCAATATTCTGTAGGATTTTTAGATGGAATTCAAGGTGGAAAATCTGCATTCTTAAAAAACCTAGGCGCTGGAACAGTTCAAGCATTAGCAATGTACATTGATGTATCTGCTAAAGGTAACCCAAGAGCCCTACACCATGTATATGAGTGGTATCAGACTGGAAGTCCATCAGCAAGACTTTTTGATTTAAATTATACTGTTAGCAATCTAGGGCTAAGCATTAACTCAACATTTAAACAGTCAAGAACTTTGAAGGAAGACTCAAGCCAACCCTTTTACAATAAAGCAAATATCATGGAGCGTGGCATTCCAGTTACAATTTCTCCAAAAAAATCTTCTGTCTTGGTATTTCAAGAAGGTGGAGAGACAATCTTTACCAAGAACCCAATAACAATTAGAAGTCCTGGAGGAGATGAGGTTAAGGGGTCTTTTGAAAAAACCATGGATGAGTTTATTCTTAGATACTTTAAACAGTCTTTCTTACGTGCTTCTGGAATATACGACTATATAAAAAAACCAGAAGTTTTTAAAAAAAATATTAAAGCAGGATCAAGACTTGGAAGATCAAAAGGTTTGGATGTTGGATTTAAGTGGATTGTTAATGCAAAGATTGGTGTAGAATAGAACTATGGCTTTAGATATTAATACTCAGACTGGGTTTCCCCCAACATTTCTTAACGCTTATATCAATAGCGAACTTAAAGAGTTTGGATTAATTCCTGATGGACCCAACCCATTCCAACCATTTTTTCCAGCCAATAGCCCAATCAACATAGAAGATATTTATAATGACAGCGTATACATTAAAAATAATCCTGAAGCAATAGTAGTAATGTTTGATAGGCTTATTAGGTTTAGACCAAACGCTTTTTATAGAAATAAGCGTGAGCAATTGGTATATTTTATTTATGCACCAAATCTAAGTAAACTATTTGATTCAACTAGGGTGATAATTGAGTGTCTTGACAGAGAAGATGCCGCAGCCCAAGATCTAAACTCTTGGATAGCCACAAATGACGTATTAGGTGAAGACGGAAATGCAATTACTAGAAATGTTATGTTTCATAATCTAAAGGTATATCAGGCTGATGAGGCACGGGATATAGCAGAGTTAGCCTCAGCAAGAACTTTATTTTTAAATAAACTGGTAATAGAGTATGATTATCACACCACAGATACCCTGGGAATATCACAAAGATACACATAAAAAGACTGTTATAATTATCATGAGGAAACACAAACGCCGTACAACTTAATATCTATTCTTAAGGAAGAGGTGAATAAATGGCATACAGTCGTGGAACGTCTACCAACATTATCGTTGGAGCAGCAGCACTTTTTGTTGCAGACACAACCCTAACTCCAGGAACACTGGAAAACTTTGATACAGAAGTATCATTCAGAGAAACACTCTCAGATGATGCAGCATATACAAACGTAGGTTACACCATGAACGGTCTAGAAATGCAGTTCCAACCAGACTTCGGTGAAGTCCAGGTAGACCAAATTCTTGACGTTGCAAAACTTTACAAGCAAGGCATGCAGGTTAACCTTGCAACTGCTTTTGCAGAAGCAACACTAGAGAATCTTCTCTTGTCACTTGCATTCAAATCAGAAGAACTAACTGGCACAAAGGCATCTAACTCAGGACAGGTTTTGAACCTTTCTGCAGGAGATATCGGTGAGTGTCCAGTAGAGCGTGGAATTGTTGCAGTAGGACCTGGTACAGGTGATTGCGTAGATTCTCCATTCGTGGAGCGTGTCTACACAGCATACCGTGCTTTGTCTATTGAAAACGTAACAGTTTCTGCAAAGCGTGATGAGGCTTCAATGTTTGAAGTTTCATTCCGTTTACTACCAGAAGATACTTCAGGCTCATACGGTAAGATCGTTGATCGTACTTTCGGAGACCTACTATCTTAATAGTTTAACTATTCATCAGAGCCCATGTCTTCGGATATGGGCTTTGTTGTTTTGTGGTAGAATAGAATTTCTATGGCAACTACAATATATAAAAGTGAAATAATACATTTATTTGACGGAACAGAACTAGAAATAACACCTCTTAAGATTAGATATCTTCGTGAGTTTATGCATGCTTTTGAAAATGTCAAGGGTACAAAAGATGATGACGAAGCAATTGAAAAACTAGTAGAGTGTGTAAGAATATGCATGAAGCAATATTATCCATCAATATCTGGCAGCGTTGAAGATATAGAAGACAGCATAGATATGCCTACAGTTTATAAGGTTTTAGATGTTTCTGCTGGAATTAAGATTAACAAAAAATCTGAAGAGCCAGTCAAGAATCAGGCAGTAGAAAGTGGCTCTAGTTGGGATGATCTTGATTTAGCAAAATTAGAGTCTGAAGTATTTTTGCTGGGAATTTGGAAAGATTATCAAGAATTAGAAACATCACTATCTATGCCAGAACTCATGGCAACATTAGAGGTTAGCAGAGAATTAGATTATGCTGAAAAAAAGTTTATGGCTGCAATCCAAGGTGTGGACTTAGATAAAGAGTCTGGAAAAGGCAAGGGACAGCAAGAGTGGGAAGACATGAAAGCAAGAGTATTTAGTAAAGGTCAGACGGGTGATTCAAACGATGTTCTATCACTACAAGGACCCAAAGCGGCTAAACTAGGATTTGGTATAAATATGGGTCTCGATTATTCTGATGAAAGAGACCCGTCGGTAATAAAAAAATAACACTGAGACTGGTATTGTAAGAGGAATGTTATGCCAAAAATGCAATATCGGGCTTGGAAACTTTAATGACGACCCCAACCTTTTGATAAAAGCAATATGGTATCTAAAAAAATCTTTAAAATAAACAAACCCCCTATGCTATAATTGAGTTAACCTATACAGGAGGAAATACATGGCAACAACGGTACATGAGGGCACAGAACTAACTCTTATGGATGGCTCAAAGATTAAGGTTAGACCCCTTAAAATCTCTTTGCTTCGTCCCTTTATGAAGAAGTTCGAACAGGTAGCAGGGGTGGCAGAAGATAACGAGAAGTCAATGACTCTTCTTATTGAATGTGTACAGATCGCAATGGAGCAGTACAACCCAGACTTGTCTACAGATATTAATAAACTGGAAGAAATCTTAGATCTTCCAACAGTCTATAAAGTTATTGAAGCCGCTTCTGGAGTTAAGTTAACAGATGCAAATACTCTTTTAAATACAGTACTTGCAAATAACTAATTAATAAAGAGGTGTAAATGAATGGCTGATGTAAATGCTAATATTGGCGTACATATTGATACGTCGGCGGCACTGGCAGAACTCAAAAATCTCCAACGTCAATTAGCAACCTTCCATTCATCTGTAGCAAGAAATAGTGCAGCATCATCTGCAGCACAAAAAAACCTACAGACTAACCTTTTAAACTCTATCAATGCCACTGGCAAATTCTCTGCTCAGATGGGATTGGTAAGAACCTCAACGGAGTCGTTTACTCACGCACTTGAAGGCAATAAACTTTCTATGCGTGAGTATTTCCGTTATGCAGGCGGATCTACCAAAAGTTTTGGTAAATTATTTAAACAAGAATTTGACACAATTGGCAAGGTAGCCGAAGAACGTGTAAAGAAGATGCAGACCCAATATATTAAGATGGGTCGTGATTCATCTGGCGCAATGAGAGCAATGGCAATTACTCCAAGAACATTGGATATGAGTGACTACAACACTAAGATGGCAGTGTCATCGCAGAAGCAAGCCTTGTTTAATCAGTTAATACGTCAAGGTTCTACAAACCTTTTAAACTTTGGTAAGAATACCCAATGGGCAGGTCGCCAGTTAATGGTTGGTTTTACTGTTCCACTTGCATATTTTGGTACAGCAGCAGCAAAAACATTTATGGATCTTGAGGTTCAGGCTGTTAAGTTTAAACGTGTTTATGGCGACATGTTTACAACAACAGAGCAAACAAATAAAGCACTTGATGATATTAAACAGTTAGCAGAAGAATTTACTAAATATGGAGTTGCTGCAGTTAAAACTATGGAACTTGCAGCCCAGGCTGCCGCTATGGGTAAAACTGGGGCAGATCTTACAGCCCAAGTTGCAGAAGCCAATAGACTTGCAGTTCTTGGTGGCGTAGAGCAAAGCCAAGCACTTGAAACTACAATATCACTTACTAATGCATTTGGTATTGCTTCAGAGGATTTAGCAAAAAAGATTGATTTTCTTAACGCAGTAGAAAACCAAACAGTTGTTTCTATTGAAGATTTAACAATTGCTGTTCCTAAAGCAGGACCAGTAGTTAAACAACTTGGTGGAGATGTAGAAGATCTAGCATTCTTCCTTACAGCAATGAAAGAAGGTGGAATCAATGCTTCAGAAGGTGCTAACGCACTTAAATCTGGTCTTGCAGCATTAATTAATCCAACTAAAAAGGCTAGCGATATGTTTGCTGAATTTGGTATTAATATTAACGGAATCGTTGAAGGAAATCAAGGAAATATTAGACAAACAGTTATTGATTTTTCAAAAGCCTTAAATACAATGGATCCATTAAATCGTGCCCGTGCAATTGAACAATTATTTGGTAAGTTTCAATTTTCACGTTTATCAACTTTATTTCAAAACGTAATTAAAGATGGAACACAAGCAAGCAGGGTTTTAGACCTTGCAGCCTCATCCATTGAACAACTTGCAATTTTATCTGAACGAGAATTAAAAACTGTAGAAGACTCAGTTGGAGTTCAGTTTAAGTCAGCGGTAGAAGAACTTAAACTAGCGATTGCTCCAATAGGTAAAACATTCTTAGAGGCAGTAACTCCAATCGTAAAAGTTATTGGAAACGTACTTGACAAGTTTAACAATCTAGGAGAAGGTACTAAAAAGTTTATTGTTATAGCATCTACTCTTGTTGGTATTATTGGTCCAACACTGCTTATGGCTTTTGGTCTTCTTGCTAACGGAACAGCCAACATTATTAAAATGTTTTTAGCCTTACGTGTTGGTTTCTTAAAACTTGGCGGAAATTCAAAAATTCTTGCACAACAAACAGACTATTTAAATACAGAGCAGATGGAAGCAGCCACCGTTGCAGCATCTTTAAACCAAGCACACACAAGACTAACTCAATCTTTTACAGCAGAAAGTTCAGCAGTTAGACTATTGCGTCAAGCCTATATTGACGCTACAGTGGCTGCAGCAAACTTTGCTAGAGCAAATCCAGGAATGATGATGCCTGGTCGTAAAGGTGCAGTACCAAAGAAGTTTGCAAAGGGTACACCATATGTTCCAGGATCTGGAAACAAAGACACAGTTGCTTCAATGCTTACTCCAGGTGAAGCAGTTATTCCTAGAGATATTGCACAAAATCCTCAGTTCCAACCATTAATTGAAGCACTTGTTTCTGGAAGCATTCAAAAATTTGAACAAGGTACTGTAAATGTTGGAGGAAGATCATTTACAACAAAAAGTCAGGATACTGGATTAAGGCTTCAAAATAAAATTGCTGAATTAAAATCTAAGGGATACTCAGAAGACAAAATTCTTTGGGCTTTAGGAAAAAATGTTGAGCAAGGCAAACCAATGACTGCTTCACAACTTGTAAGAGGATTGTC